GTGACATATACGAGTGGTCGGGCAACAACTATATCCGCACCTATGTAGCAGAACGCATGGGCGCAGAGGATCTTGTTAAGGCAGGAATCGTTGCCACAGTAGCGGGTGGCCTAGGTGCTGGCTTTGCCCCTATGGTCTCCGGAGGTTTAGGGATAACAAGTGGTTTCGGAACAGGAGCAGTACAAGGCGGGTTAGGTGCTCTTGCAGGAGGTGCATTACAGGGTGACATAGACCCTAGATCCATAGCGGTCGGTGCTCTGATGGGTGGGCTTAACCCCGGCGGTATGCTCTCAGACAAGATAGGACTTAACCCCGAAAGCTTTGCGGGCGGCTTTGTTGGTGGAGGCACGAACAGCCTTGTCGGTGGTGTGCTTCAGAATGGCGACATCGACGCGCAAGGTGCTTTGATGGCTGGGCTTCAAGCTGGCGGCATTAACTCTATTACGAATGCTTGGGATGCCATACAGAACAACACGCCCGAGGCACTGATGGCTGCTACGGCTGCTCAACACAGGGCAGACTATCGAGCCATACATGGAACCTATGACGGTTACATTCCTTTAACAGAAAACCAGCTATATCAAGTAGCCATGTCTAACCCAATGGTTAATAAGACTAACTTTGGATCGTTAATTGGTGAGGGTGGCCTTATATCAGCAATACCTGAGATGGATATATCGGGGCTTGCAGGATTTAAGAACGACATCTTTGGCTACGCTCACGGAACACGGCTATTCCAAGACGCTGAAGGTAACTATCTAACGAACGCAGAACTCATGGAGCTGGGTTACGATCCTCAAACGGTGTTTGAAGGAAGTATCTACGAAGGGACTAACGTGGATGGCTATCGCTATGCAGGAACAGCCGACACTACTAACCCTGATGGTCTCCTTAGCCAGTTTACTGATTGGGCTGGAGACACACAGGTTGGCAATGCGATTGGTACAGCTTTGGATGTAGCAGCTTCAGCGCAATTCAAAAACAAGTACGGATTCCTGCCTCAAGATAACCCCGGTCTTGCACAGCAAATCACGGCGTACGGTAGTCTCACGGAAAACTATTCGTGGGCAGACAATCCTCGCGGTGATTCAGAGATGTTTGGAAGTACATTCTGGCAACCCGGCGAGTTCTCCAAGGGCTTATTAACGTATCAAACTAACGCTACTCAAGACGATGAGGGCAATAATATTGGCGGTACTCGAAGTGCTATCCAAGTATCTGCGGAAACAATAGATCAGATTAACGAGATGGGTGAGGCGCAGCGAGAAGAGATCCTTAATAGCCCTTTCATTATTAACTATCAGCAGCAGCAACAAGATCAATTGCAGGTTGATCCTGCTACCGGAGCTATTGACGAGAACACGGTGCTTCCCGGTGCTGAAAATAATCCGTTTATGGATCAGCTTATTGCGGCACTGCAAGGCGAAACCACCGAAGAAACAACAGAAGATAAGGTGGCAGATAAGGTAACAGATGAAGTAACAGATAACCCACCTGCCAACACAGACGTTCAAGTAGGCAACTCGGATTATCGCAATCAGCAGATCACTGGGCTGCTCGATCAAACAATAGACTCGCTGCCAGACACTACCGATCAAGTTGTTCCAAACTACAATAGTGATGATTTCCCAGAGATGAGTCCAGAATTGTTAGCGGCTGCAATGCTGCTGGCTGGCGGCGGTGGCGGTGGTGGCAGCGGTGGACTGCTTGAGCTAGAAGATGACGGTAGCGACAACCCTTACTGGACAGCCCTTGACCCTTACTCAAAGGTCTCAAGATGGCAGAAGTCGCGAGATCGAGTCTATAACGATATTGATGGATTGCTAACGGCGTCAGGCAAAGCGCCTGCTTACGCCATGTCTAAGAAGCAGATGACAGAAGAAGGACTACTATCGTGAACCATTTAGATATGTGCAATGAAGTGCTTATCCGTATGCGAGAGGATGAGATACAAGACGTTCTCGATAAAGACAACGAGCCACAACAGAAGCTTATCGTTAAGTTTGTGGAAGATGCCTATATCTATGTGCAGAAATCGCATACATGGAACAGCAGTCGCAGAGTATGGGCTATAGATCTTGAGCCCGGACAGAACATTTACTGGCTAGGCATTAAGACAGATCAAGCGCAGCTTTACTCATTGCGATATGGGCATACTGAGCAGCAGTTGATTGAGGTTAGTCAGCGTGACATCGCAAAGAAGGTCTACAAAGAAGGCAGACCTACTTACTACGCACCTTCGCAGATAAGCGGAGAGGACTTAGCGATTCAAGTATACCCCGCACCTGATGATAGCTTTCATTTCAAGGGGCCGTTCGGGTCAATGTATAACGTAAACGAGTTCAAGCTTGCCGAGTATGGCGGTGGTCGCTTTGACTTTGTAGACATGTACGACAATGGCGATCTGTATACCGAAGCACTCTATAACGGGAATGGCTCATACGATGACAGGCCACCTAACCTGCGGTTGATTGCTGAAGGCTACAAGATGGCGCACCTAGGGCAGCACAACACTGCAATCATCGACCTACCAGAACAGCCCATCCTTTATTACGCCTTGGCCTTAGCGTCGAGAGAGCGTGGTGAGGTCGGTGGTCAATCATCACAAGAACTGTTTGCCCTATCGCGGCAGTATTTGTCTGAGGCTATCTCGTGGGATGTGTCTAATTCTCGGGGTGAGTATCTTTGGGAGAGCGTGTAGATGGCATCACAGTTACGCCAGTTATCAGTAAGATCGCCGGGGTCTGAAGGATTAAGCTCAGAGATCAGCCCCTTTCAATCATCGACTGAGTTTGCCTTGAGAGCAGACAACGCGGTTATAGACAGGGTGGGTAGACTTGCTTGCAGAGAGGCATTTGCAGACCTGATTACTCAATACGATGGGGGTAATGAGAACTACGATGTTGTGCGCCTATGCGAGATACAGGGCGAGGATGCGGTACACAATGTAGGGCTGGCTGAGTTTGGCTTATCGGAGTTTTCTACAGCCGAATACTCTGGCTTTGGATTGGATAACGGTATCAAGGTAGATCAGACCTTTGGGCTCATGGGTGAAGGCACACCATTTACCCGTAACAAGGTGTCTCGTGGAACGATGTCAGATGAGATTAGCACCGTGTCAGATGTGCAGCACACGAGCTATGTCGGGTTCTACCAAGAGGGGAATGTCCTCAAAACTATAGACGCTATACGGCCTAAGCACGGGCTAACCAACTGCAAACTATTAACCTTTAATAGAGAGTGCTATGTCTTTTCTAAAGGCGAGGAGGCCATGGTATGGGATGGGACAGAGGCTCGAAAGCTCAGTGAGACAGAAGGGTATTCACCACCTAAAGCCGAAACGATTATTGCCCCCATTATTGACGGTGACATTGCTTGTGCTGCCTACGGGAGACTCTGGGTTTCTGGGGTTAATGGGGATTATCAGACTGTCTACTTCTCGGACATGCTTCTTGGACACCAATGGTATGACGGTAGCCAAGAGCTAGATGACTGGGGCAACACAGCAGGAATCATAGACGTTGCTGAGTTCTGGCCTGATGGCGAGGATACGATTACAGGCATAGCAGCACACAACAATTTCTTAATTATCTTTGGCCGTAAGTCGATCCTGCTCTACTCCGGTGCACAAGGAGATCCTGCCGGGGAGCAGGGGATAAAGCTAGAGGACGCGATCAAAGATGTGGGACTTGTTAATCAAGATGCTATGTGCAATATCGGTACTGACCATCTGTTCGTTGATAGCTTGGGCGTTCGCTCCTTGGGTCGTGTGATACAGGAGAAGTCTGCCCCTATATCAGAGCCCAGTATGAATGTGGCGTCACTGATAAGGCCACTGGTAGCAACGTATAGCCGTAACGTCAGACTGATTCACATGCCAGCTAAGAGCTTGGTTATCTGTTTGTTCCCTGCAATGCGAGAGGCGTATGTCTTTCAGCTAGGCCGACCATCAGCAACGGGTGGGCTACGTGCAACACGCTGGACAGGCTGCGACTTCTTTGACTCGATCACTGTAAGGACTGAGCTAGATGAGAAAACAGTATTAGGTGGTAGGGACTCTCGGGGCTTGTGTGTATATGGTGGCTTTAAGCAGCCAACAGACTACCCATTTAGATATGAGAGTACAGTGCTTGCGGGTACAGACACCCTGATGCAAACGATGATACCTAAGTCAACGAGCTACAGTTTTCATGCAGCGAAAACGCCTAGCGTGTTTAACGCAACATGGGGATTTGGTTCGGATATGGAGTACAGCAGACCACTGCGTAATCCTAAAGGTAAGTCAGAGTTTAAGACGGTTACGACATCATTAAATGGAACAGGTGAAATGCTAAGGATTGGATTTGATTCCATGATTGAAGGCACCGAGATGTCCATGCAGCAAATCACACTCAATATTTTATTAGGACGAATCATCGTTTAAGGGGTTAGTTATGACAAATCCAGTAGGAAATATAGCTGGGATATACAGTGCGTATCAGGGGCTTAAGGATGCCGATGATTTAGAAACGTACGGCAGCAAGATCAAGACTGAACTTAATACAATGGGTACGACTCTCAATCAGGACTCTGCGTTCAAAGGTTATGGCGTTACGAGCAACCTAGGCAACACGACTGTAGGTGCCGATGGATCAGTCAATCTTGGTGTAGGTCAGAACCAAGGGATGATGGATGCATCGAACGCATACATGAATGCTGGTCAGAACTTTATGAACCAGTCCATGCAGTCAACAGCGGGACGGGAGCAGTCTATTTATGATCGCACTATGGCTATGCAAAACCCACAACTTAACCGTGCACAAGCCGCGCAACAGGCTCGGGAATATGCAATGGGCCGGGGTGGAGTACGTGGATCACAGTTCGGCGGGACGGCAGAGGACGCGGCAATGGCAAGAGCTAGAGCAGAGGCTAGCAATACAGCAAGCTTCGGAGCCATGCAGCAAGCCCAGCAAGAGCAGATGCAGCAAGCCAATATAGCCAACATGTACAACACGGCTGGACAGGCAAACTATCAGACTAGCTTCTTGCCTATGCAGCAGCAGATGGCACTGATGCAACAAGCGCAACACGGTGTTGATGCATCTCAGACAGGTCAGCTAACAGGATTGCAGTACATGGCACAGCTAGGACTGGGTGGCGCACAAGTAGATGTCAACGCTCATAAAGCAGCAAGCGAACTCAAGGGTAATATCTACGACTCTATCCTCGATAACACTAAAAGCATATTTGATTTATTTTAAGGAGCTAGATCATGGCGGGACGCGCACAAGCAGCAAACCTTACAGGCATGTTGGGCCAGATAGCTGAGACCGTTGGTGAGATGGGCAAGGCATCGGACTGGACACACCAAAACATCCGAGATTATGCAGCACCCAAGATAGACACTAACGACCCGGCAAGCTTGCAAGCGTATGCGGATTATTCGCAGCGCAACGGCAACCCGCAGGACGCACAGAAATATGCACAGATGGCAACGGATCTGGGAGTAAAGCAAAAGAGCGCCGAGGCCACAGGAACACTAGCTAACCTACAGGCTAGCGCGTCTAACATGAACAGGCTGTTATCTGATCCCTCGCTTACGGCACAGAATCGCGCAACGATACAGTCAAACCTCGATGTTGTACTTACTGAGATGAATACCGTAGGCGCTAACAACGCTATGAACGGCGGCACTGGCCTTGAAGGTGAGGCGCACCGGAAGGCAATGAAGGAGCAAGGCGATGCTGACACCCTTACTAAGTTAAAGATTGACGAGCGTAGGCAGGTAGTCGGTGAGGCGCTGTCAAAAGACAATGCGTTGCACCAAGGTTTATTCCCGGACACGCCAAACGGCAAGGCAATGTGGGATGCTTACTCAGGGCAGATAGCACTGATGGGTGACGCTGAACCCGGACAGATTGCCAAGCTAAATGCAACGTACTCAGGATTTCTAACGACAGCAATCACCGATGCAGTAGAGGCATCTGAGCTAACCCACAAAGCAACATACGCAAGAGAGGAATCGCAGTTTGATTCTGACATGCAGGGTCTTTACGCGAAGCGCAACAGTGCTGAAACGAAAGAAGAACAGGCAGAGATAGATGCAGCAATAGCAGCTAGAGAAGCGGAGGCAGAAGCAACATTCGGCTTGCCAGAATACGCAACAATGAATAGCACATCCGTAGCGGCAAGGTCAGCGTCAGCAGCAACTAGCGTAGCAGCGGCAGCAGACAAGGGAATAGCGCGAGAGCAAGCCCAGTCTACTTTAAGGAGATCATTGCTCGGAGAGCAGGCAGACGCGCTCGGCTTGGATGAGACAGCCATCAATATCGAGATAGCGAAAAAGACCAACAGGCTAAAGACGATAGGAATTGATGCAGCACAGGTTGCTCTATCGACAGCGAAAGAAAATCTAACGCTCACACATTTTAATGTACTCCAGAAAACGGCTGAGTATGCAGACTTTATTGACAGCGGATCTAAGATGGGCCGCGAGATGTTCTTGACTGACAGGGACTATCAAGCCTATTCAACGGGGTATGAATCCGCAGGGCCAAAAGGCCAGAGAAACTACAACAAAAATGATTCGACCAAGGCGCTAGTAAACAGAAAGGTTCAATCTATTGAGGCATCGAAGGTGCTTCCGGGAATGAATCGTGAAGTGATGACATCGCTTGGTAAGCTTGCAGAGAAACATCCAGCGTTGGCTGATGCCATCGAGAACTCGGTAGGTAAAGACAGCGACACTACAAACTTTGTCGGGGAGAATGTCCTTACAACGATTGCCTCAATGGTAGAGGACGGAAATCTTATCGCTACCTATGAAGGGATGCCAGAGGCTGAAAGAGCGCAGATGGTTGACCAAGCACTGATGGATTACTTGCAGCAGTATCAGCCTAGGCTCTATCGACAGATGCGAGAAACCCAAGAGGACAAGGGTACGGGCATAACAGGAACACAAGCCCGAAGAGAGAGAGCAGAGGCAGACGATGCGCGTAGGGATAGGCAGATTGGTGACGATCTCGCTATGGGAACAGGCACCTACTACCTTGATGCACTAGCGAAAGCTCAGGAAATGGATGGCTTTAATAAGCTGGACTTTGATCGTCAGTATTACGAGAAGAACATCAAGCCAATCTTCTACCCAGAAGGCCCAGAGTCAATAGGCGTAACAAGCGGGAGAGCCCTTTAATGCCAACGTATGATTTTAGTGATGCGCCGGCCCCACCCCGGCGTTATCAAAAGTCAGCAGAGCCTATTGAGTATGAGTTTGAGGGTAACGAGGAACTGCTAGAAAGCGCGAGAGGTCGGCGCAAAGAAGAATCGGAGCGAATAACGAAAGGTACTGTCCGTAATGTTGGGCAAGCAGTTACCTATGCGTTCGGTGATGAGCTAGAGGCTGGGGTCAGGTCGTTGTTTGAAGGCCGAACAAGCTCCGACATTCACAAAGAAATACTAGCTGAGATGCAGGAGTACCGTGAGGACTTTCCTGTTGCTTCTACGGTGCAGGAGTTTATGCCAGCGCTAGCGGTTGGTGGTGTTGTTGCCAATGTCGGCGCTAAGGTAGGGACAAAGGTTCGTCCGTGGGCGGCGCGCAAGAACGGTCGCGATCAAGATGTGATCGACGCTGCCGAGGAGATTAACACGGGGGACTTGGTAGCTGTAGGATCTGCCGAGGGTATAGCGTATGGCTATGGCTCAGGCGAAACGATGGAGCAGAGAGCGCAGCTTGCCATCATGGGTGGCCTTACCGGGTTAGCGGTAGGTAAGGTCGTTGAGAAGATGACAAAGCCATTGACTCAGGGCGGGATGAAAACTCCTGTCGATGAGAACATTGACGCAGCGATGGATGATCTGAATGCCGGCGATACGGCGCAGCAAAACATGTTGCTTGCACAAAACCGCAAGGCGTATGAAGAAGCCGAGAGGATTCAAGACATTCGGCTGAAGGAAGCAGAGAGAACTGACCTACCTTCTGACAGCCCCTACACAATGGATACCCCCGAAGGCGCCCAAGCACTTGACGCTGAGATGGAGTGGACGATCCGCAACATGGAGCGTGACCCACTGCTGCCTCCAGAGCCACGGCCAGACTTTGAGGCCATGGACTTTAGAGACACGAACTCTCCCTATAACCGTTACTTCAGTGACATAAGGGGCGACCGCCCGGTAGACAATGCGCTAGGTCAGAACCAAAAGAACATGACCTTTGGTGAGGCCACTAACGTTAATGAGTTATGGGGTGCATTAAAGACCAGCTTTGCTAACGTCTATGATGATTACATGCGGGGTGTCAGTGATGTACTAATGTCTCGCGTTAGCCCACAGGTCGGAGCTCTAGTTCAGAGGTCTGATGAAACTGCCACGCGCAAAATAAACGTGGATATGGATAGCACGAAACTGCTAGACCGTATCAATCCTGTCATTCAGCGCATGGAATCGGATGCAGATATTAAGGGGATCTACTTAGATTTCTCCGCTGGTCTGCTAACGAACAAGAAGGGTGAGGCTGGCTGGGCAGAGTCACACAGTAAGCTCCGTGAGCTAATGACGGGCAAGCTCGATGATGACCAGATCGACACCATGTTTGAGTGGATTAACTACAGCACCAAGAAGAACCGAGAGAATATGTCCCATATATCACGGGCAGACTTTGATCCATTCAGAACATACGGTGCCACCAAGCTAACCAAGGAAGCCAAGAAGCGAAAGATTAAAGAGAAGGAAGAGATCGAGGATGAGTTTGGGGAATTCGATCTTCCTATGGATACGGCTGTACTTAAAAGAACACGAGGCAGCTACACAAACGATGCCTATAACGGACAGTGGAAGAAGAAGAAGGTTGATCCCGCTGACTACGAGAACCCAATCCTCACTGACATGCAGCGCACCTTTAACAATGAGCGGCTGTATCAGATAGCTAGGATCTCAGGGTTTAAAGCACGGCCAAGGATTGTTAATGGAAACAAGGTGCCGGTTAGCCCTCAAGAATACTTGCAGCAATTCACCGATGACCTAGCGCGCCGGGGCTTAGATATAGACGCAGCTAACTTTGCTAACCAGAAGATCCGGGAGATGCTAACGGGCCAGCAAAAGACTATGCACCCCCTACTGCAAGCACTTAACTCCTTTGCCTACCTAACGACACTAGCCGGGCCTATGTCTGCTGTGCTTAACCTCGCTGATATACCGCTAACTGCGGCTAAGTTCGGCAGTAAGGAGATGCTAGATACAGCACTGACCAAGAGCAACATAGATCTCAAGCGCATGGGAATTAACCAGCAGACCTATGGAGAATTTATTGGCAAGGTCAATGAGTCGCTAGGTCGTGACCGGGGATGGATGTCCAAGGTTGCTAACAACATGCGAGAGCTTACTGACTTTGCGATGAAGGGCTCAGGCTTTGCGGCACTTGATGCAGTTGGCAAGCGCGGTGTTATGGATGCGGTGTTTGAGAATGCCGTAGGTCTAGCCAAGAACGGTGGCCTCAAAGAGATGTGGGGTTTCTACTTTAACCCACAGGAGCTTGCCGCTATTCAGCGAACTCTCCTAAAGCATGGCAAGGACTGGAAGAAGTACGCGCCTAAAGATGCCGAGCTTATAGAGGAGTTGCTAGTAGCCGGGCTAGGACAGCAGCAATTGATTAGTGCAGCAGGTCGCCCAGCAGGATGGGCAAGGAATCCTAACGCTAGACCCATGTGGGCATTGCGTGGCTTTGTAATTAAGCAGCAAGCGCTGGCACTGCGCGAGGTTGTGGATAACATTAAGGCCGGGAACACAGAAAAGGCGATGGGATTCCTAGGTCGCTATGCCATGTGGGGTGCAGGTGGATACGCTGTCATTAACGAGGGCCGACAGTTCTTGTTTGGTGATGGCAACGCTACGGCTAACGGTATGCTCCGAGGATACGGTGATGCTTGGGCAGCACTGCTAACCATGAACACACTGGGCTTTAATGACTATCAGTGGGGCAAGCTACAGACCGAAGGGTTGGCAACCACTCTCGCTAAAGGCACCATACCTATTGGGGTTAGCCGACCACTAGAGATTGGAAAGCGTATTATTGATGCTGTAGATGGAGAGCGCAGTCCAATAGATCCGGTGATGAATGCTGTCCCAGCACTGAAGCAGACAACACGAGGCGTTAGGAATGTAACCGGGATGCTAGACATGCCGCTGAGTAATGACGTTAATGAGGTGACGGAGTATCTACTGAGAAGTAAGAGCCAATTCAAGAAAGATCAGGAGGGCTAGTCGGGAACGACAGCCTCCATCTCCTTAGTCCGGGCCTTGAGTTCATCCTTGAGGTCTGTGATGTCTGCTCTTGGTCGCTTGCAGATCTCGTGCTTGGCTCTCACCATATCCTCTACCCAGTCGATGCCATACATATCAACCATGTACATAGTGTAGTCATCGGCTACACGTTCGGGTCGGTACTTGTTGCAGCTTACACACTGGGGGTGGATGTTCTCCTCGCAGACTTTATGGACTGTCCATGTCCGTGAGATCCAGTGTCCACCCTGCATGAGCTTCCAATGATCCTGCTTTCCACAGGTAACGCAGTGGATGTACGGGCTCTTGGCATGGATCGCAGCCTTCATTCGCACGATCTTCTGCATGAGTACCGCGCATTCGTCTAATAGTTTAGCGTTGCTCTTTCGCTTTCTAACGGCCACTTTGTTTACCCTTGGTGATTTAACCTGATTGCCTCTAATATCCCGTGAGCGTTGATACAGGAGCTTAGAGAGGGATGCTA